TGTGCTTGGTGCTTCGTTGGTAAAGGTTGAGCAGGTAGTAAGGGTAGTCGTTCTCTATGCCGTAATTCACGAACAGCTCGCCGCGACGCTCCTCGAATACGGGAACTTTGTGCTGGTACGGCTGCCATGTAAAGGCGAAGTTTTTACTTATCATGTGGTTGTCGTTTTCGTTATCGTCCTAAAGCGGTTCGCATTGTAAAATATCTATCGCGTAGATTAGTCATTTGCAAGGTTGTCAAGTCGTTGCCTATGTAAGCAAAGGCGCACCGCTGTTCGGATTGTGAGCCGTTCTGCCTGTTGCCAGATAAGTTGGAAGCGAACAGAAATAAATTAAGCCCGTCGATCGTTGCTGGCGCTTCAACGTTTGTTCCTGTTGCGATGCTATTGTCAAATTCAGCAAATTTAAATACGCCAGTTGCTCTGTTTCGTGAGCATTGTAGAAAAAGCTGATTATCGTTAGCCGCAAAAGTGCTGTAGACAACAAAAGGGTCTTTTTCATTTATAAAATACCTCGTGTCTGCCCCTTCATCCTCGATGGTGTCAATGGCATTTATCTGCGTTGAAGTGCTGCCTATTAATGTGGGCTGTATACCTCTAAAAACTATTGGCGTTCTCGCGTCAAATCCATAAGACAAGCCGTCAAAGTCGTTTATCATTTCAGCCCTAAAAAACGTGTTTGCATTTGCATACGCCACGATGTTTGCGGGCTGCCCTGTGCTGTCTGGCTGCACTCCTAATGCCGAATGAATAAACGGCCCCGCAAATGTAAGCCTATAAGCCGCGTCTAAATCACGCGGGTCTTTAAGGTTGAATTTATGCGCTGATGCTGTGCCGCCTACCATTGGATAAAGCGCAAACATTCTCTTCCAAATGCCATCGGCTTGTAGGCCAAGAACAAAAGTGTTGATTGCTGCCGTTATTGTCGGGTCGGTTATGCCAGCGGCATCCAGAAACAAAGCCGCATCAGCTGAAACCACAATAAACGAAACGGTATTTATGGCAGTTGGCGTAGTGCCTGCCTTAAAGCCCCTTGCTTTAAAGGTTGCGCTTGCTGCCAGCACGGGCTTGCTTGCGGGGTTGTAAAGCAAGCTGCTTATTGTCGGGTCGGTTCCGTCTATTGTGTAGTAAATTGACGCGCCAGAGGTTGTGGTGGTTAGGGTAATTTCTTGAACATCTGAAACAACCCCGCCGTTTGGACTAATGACTACGGCTGTTTCGTTTCCAAAGGCAACGTACCTTGTCGCCCCGCCGTCGCTGATGTAGGCCTCCTGATTTGTTTGCACCATAGCCAGCCCTGTTTCGACTATACCAATAGACCCGCTTAGCGCGGTCGTGTTCGACTCGTGAGCGACATACCTATATTGGCCGCCGTTGGTGAATAGATTGCTTATCGTAAACTTATCGTAGCGCTCGGTGTAAAGCGAAAGGTTCGCGGACTTGGGCAAAACGATTAGGGTATCGATTAGCGTTTCGATGTGGGTAAGAACCAATAAGTAGAACGGAGCGGCCTCGCTTTGAGAGCGCTCGGTGAAGGTCACTACAATATCGTTGGACTGATTTAGCTTGAAGTAGAGCATACTAAATTTAAATATACTAAAGCAGCGATTTGTACAATTGCATTCTTTGACCACCCCAATAATCAATATCAAATCTGCTTTTCACATCGGCGCTTAAGTTCGATGCCAGCCCATCCCGTAGGTCTTTATCGGCTGTTAGGGTTTTAATTGCCTTGTACCAATCCCTTGGGCGCGATTCTTTTACAAGCAAACAATTTTCGTTGTGCTTAAGAATTGCATTGTATGGGTACGCATCCGAAGCGATTAGCGCCTTTTGCATTGCGGCCGCCTCGATAATCTTTAGCTCAGATTTGCATTTATTGAATGTCGTTTCTCGTAAAGGAGCAATGCAAACGTCAATAAAGTTGTAACCGCCGACGTAGCTATAAATGTCTGCCGATGCTATCCTTTGGTAGTTATCGTTCCTGCCCTTTGCGGTGAAAATGCCTTCATACAATTCGTACATTTCGTTTGGATTCCAGCCGCCTAAAAACAGCTTGTACTTTTGGTTTAGCTGCTTATCACAAGCAAGCACTTCAAAGCCCTGCTGCATCAGCAAAATGTCCTCGTAGTGCTGGGCGCCACCGAACCAGCCGAAGCGCACTACATCGCTCGGTGTCGGCTCTGGTAGGAACTGCTTATAGAACGCGTAGGTACAATTTGGAATGATCGTGACGTTCGGATTTAGCAGCCTTATTTTGCTGGCTAAAAAATCGTTTGTACAAATAACATGGTCAACTATTTTGATATGTTCGCGAATGATTCTCGGTATTTTATTGACGCGGTACATATCGACCATTGGATGCCCTGATTCCAGCACCCAATAATCGTCTAAATCTAAGACAAGCCGCACGTCAAACTCGTTGCATTTATCCCGAACGTAGCCGATATGCTTCTCGCTATCCGTCCACATCCGAGAGCAAACAAGTATATCGAGGTCTTTCCAGCCTTGGTCGGATATGTTAAATGGGTGTGGTGCTGAGTAGAATAGCAGCCCCGTGTAGGTGTTATCTAAATGGGCATGGGGCATCTCCAAGCGGTACAAAGCCGACCCGCTCGATTGGATGTTGTGGATTAATCCTATTTTCATAATGTTCGTTTACGATAATAAGTATATCCAAAACCGAAACGAAACAAAAAGCCCCGCACGAATGCAGGGCAGGAACTTGTAAACGAACCTTTATACGTTTGTCAAAGCAGCGATAATGCTTGGCGAAACCGCAAGCATCGGGATCTCTTCCATGCTGGTAAAGGTCACGTCGTAGCCGTTGCGGTCTGCCATTGCAGTACCTGTCTGCGATGTGCCAGCGGTGAGGTACATCCCGTTTCGACTTCCGAGCAACCAGTACGCGCCGTTTCGGTCGGTAACGATTGTAATCAATCTGCTTTGTCCAAGCAGCAACAACTCATTGCGAAGCGCGGCAGTCATCTTGTTAAGCACGATTTGTAAATCTTGCTGGTAAAAGATTGTGCCGTTTTCCTCTGATGCGTTGGTTGTTTCTGTAAATTGTGAGGTTTGCTTTGGCAACTGGTACTTCCAAAATTTAGTGCTACCAGATGTGGTGATGCCTGTTACGAGGAAAGCTGCATTTAGCGCGATTCCTGTAACATTGTTAAATTCGATAAATCGAACTTCGGGAATGCCACCGACTGAATCGCGGCATCCGAGTGTATATCCTTGAGTAAGGGCGCAGCTCATATATATCTATTTTTTAAGAGTTAAAGAAGGGGAGGTGTTACCCTCCCCGTTCAAATTAGGCCAATATAAAGTTGACGATTTCGTCGGCGTAGGCGAATTGTACGCCTGCCTTAAATTCTGCTACGAAGCGAACTTCCATTGCCTCCTTAGCGTAGAAGATTTCGAACTTGTCTTCCTCGTTCAAAAGGTCAACGCCCCAGAACATATTGCTCAAGCGCATTGCGAAAATGCGGTTTGTGCCGTTCAGTCCGTTAAGGGCAACTACTTTTACGTTTGTGCCAGGGAGGATAATTTCACCCTGCACGCCATCAACGACAGGTGCGTAGGCAAACAGATTTAAAGCCGTTAGGTTGGATACCAGTTTGCGGAATGTGTCCCATCCAACAACGATAGCCAAATCGGCCTTGTCGAGGATAGTGGTAGGGATTACATTGTAAACACCCATGACAACTGCAAAGGCATTTGCCGCGGTGATGCTCGATACAGTGCCTGTGTTACCTACAACGGTAACGCCTGAAGCAACATTAATAAGCTTAATGAATCCGTCAAACTTGTTAGTAGACGGATTTACGTTGCCTGTCGCTGTGTCACCCTGCCAGATAGCTGTTTCAATTTGCTCGGCAATTTTACCGACTTTCAAATCAGCATATTGCGCTTCGAAAGGGATTTGCTCTGGGTTCGATCCAGCCAATAGCTGAGTCTGCATCCAGTACTCTTCCAATTTCTTAGGGCAAAGCGGCTCGTGTACCTTAATACGGCCTACGTCTAAAACGCGGTTTGAGAAGGTGGTAGTGCCACTTGGTGACCATCCGCAATCGTCACCGTTCTGAAACACTGCATCAGTGTTCATAAGGTTTAACGCCTTGGAGGATTTGATGCCTACCATCGGAGTGAGGATAGACGCGCTTTTAGCGCTGAACAATGTCCTCGTAATTAACGGGAGCGATTGTTGTTCGGTGTAGACGGCTAAGTTGCCGAAGTTGTATGCCATGTCTTAGTTGGTTTTTTGGGTTTTCATTTGTTTGATTGTTTCTGCTAACTTGTCGAAGCGATTCGATTCGTTTTTCTTAAACTCGCCCACAAAGCCCTTCGGCTGTTCTGGTGCGGTAGGTAGCTTGGTGAGTTGCTCGATCAAAGCAAACATCTGCTTTTCGCGGTTTTCACCTGCAGACATCTTCTTTTTCATCTCCACAATTTCGGTTGCCATTTCATCGAGCTTCTCGATAATTTCGTTTGCGACTTCGGCGCTGATTGCGGCCACAACTTCAGCGGGTGCTTCGGGTGCGATAACCTCAACGATTGCCGCCACTTCCTCAACAACTTCTTCAGGTGACGCTGCTGCTTCCACTTCGGTTGCAACGGCTTCTTCTGCCATGATGCTTTCGATAACGCCGTTAGTGACCACGATCATTCCTAAAGAAGGTATGGTGTGTTCGCCTGTTGCGTCCATAGGGTTTCCGTCTGCATCTAACAGCGTGACTTTCGCACCTACTACTGGTTCGCCCTCGATTCGCACCGTAAGTTCGCCCAGCTTGTAGTCTGCAAACTTTAAAGCGGCACTTTCAAATGCGGCTCTAAGCTTTTGGATTTGTTCGATAATGTTCATTACAAATAAATATTTAAAGGTTTAAATAGTTGCAAAAAAGTTTTTGATTGCCTGCTCCAGCTTTGCCATTTCGGCCTCGACTGTCACCGCCATTTTCTCCATGCCGAACAATCCCTCAACGCTAAAGCCTTTGAAGTTGGCACGATCCGCCCAAATAGCGTCGTTGTCTACTTTGAACGACCCGAACCATGATCCGTCGGTGATGTCCTCAAATCCGTTCGGTGGCAGTACGCCCCGCTCCCTGTCGATAATGTAGCTTTCAAACATAAACACGCCGTCAACGGGTGTTTTGTGCTCAATGTTTACAGATTGTTGTGCGCCCTGTTTAAAGAACTTCTGCACGATTTTGTAAATAGTCTCGCGGTCAAACACGACCATGTACTCGCCCATAACCGAGTCGCTCCGATAGATTGGAACATCTGCCAGCATAAGCGCACCCGATAAGACCCGCTTTTCAGTTTCGGCAAAACGGAGCTGCTTACTAAATGCTTGGTAGTTTCGTTCGATAGCGGGTCGGTCGGTAAGTGCCACAAAGTCCACGCCCTCCCCGTCCTCGTTTATCGTTAGCTTGTAAATCGGTAACTCCATGCTCTAAAATATTATTAGTTTCCAAAAGTTGCAAAACGCTCAACCGATTGTACGCGCCGTGCTGTTCTGGATATATCGCGTTCCAGCACGAACACCCGTTGCGCTCCGCCTGTTACGCCTCCCGTGCTGCCCGGTGGCGGCGGAACTATCGGCGTGCCTTGGTTCGGGTTAAAGCCTGTCGGTGGCGGCGTTCCTGTATTGCCGCTTGTTCCTGTGCCGCCACTTGTGCCAGCGGGTCGGATAGGTGAAACGATGCTGCTCGATGC